ATCTGTAATAGTAACTGTTATAGTGTCTGCATTACCAGAGTCTTCAGATACTAATATAGATTTTATAATAGAAGTTGCAGCGGTTGGTACAGTATATAATGTTGTAGCATTTGTTGTAGTCAAATCTACTTTTTTATTTACAAATGAATTAGCCAAAGAAATATGCCTCCGCTTCTGCTTCGTCTTTTAAATCTTGTTGAAAAGTTGTGTTTAATTTTTGCACAATACTATCTACATCTCTTACAAAAGACTGTTGAGTTTGTTGATCATATTCTCTATCGGGTTGTGTTAATGATTGTACAATTCTTGCCATTATCTTCTACCATCCGGTTGATAGTCAATTCTAAAAGTTCCTACTTTCCAAAATTGAGTTGTACTTGTGTTGTCTATTTTTAATGATATTGATCTTGCACGTGCTCGTGTATCTATTTTTTGTGTACTAGATGTTATTGTAAATGGACCTAACGTAGAACTTGCTTGTGAATCATTTGGAAAGTCTCTTAAATTTAATGTAACTCTAGTATCACCTGTTTGTGAAAGAAAATCTGGTATAACTCTTCTTATTTTCATCATAAACTCACCATCACCAGCAAGTCCTTGTTGGCCTATATCAAAATCTCCAGATTCAATGTTTGCAGTAATTGCAGTTGTTGCACCTTCTTTAACTTGATTTAGTCCTGTTTCATGTTCAAAATAAGTTGATGTGCCATCTTGATTACCAAAAATATAATTAGTATCTGTTGTTGCAGTTGTGCCATCTTCATCGTATTCTGTTGCATGAGGTTTACCAAATACTGAAGAATCTTGCCATGCAGTTCTAGCAAGTGTACCTGTAGTCCATACTGGTCGCTCGTTGCTTGAATCTAGATAATTATATGTTACAACTCTATTAACTGTTCCTGAACCTGAGTTAGGGTAAAACCACATTACTTCACCAAACAAATTATTAAGCCCTGCATTTATATGTTGTTTAGGTATTGTGTTAATATCATCGTAAACAAAATCTTCTACCAAACATGGTAATGATTCTAGTTTACCTGTGTATCTAAAGAAACCATTTTCTGACATCCAATATGCAGTACCGTCAACCTCAACGGCTGCATTCTTACCAATCAATCCACAGTTGGTACCAACCTGTTGGAATGAAAAAGTAAATGGTGGACCAACAAAACGCATAATAAATAATGCATTATCTGTCCAAATGTAAATTGCATCACGACCTCTGATTGCTCCAACAATTCTAGATCCATCCGCAAGTCTTTGTGTACCTGCAGTATTAGTAGCTGATGGTGCGTATGTATTAATATCTTCTTGAGAAGAAAATCTTATGAACATAGGATCTTGTGTAGAAGATGTGCCAATAGTTGTTTCTGTTCCAAAAAATATTAAGTGACGATCTGGAGTTGATACTAAACTAAATTCTGATGCAGTTGGTGCTCCTGATATAATACTTGCTCTTGTTGATACAGAACCATTTGAATCCCATTCAAAACTTTCACCGCCAGTTATTGTTGCAATAAGTTTATTACCAAAATTATCTAATGACCAAAGACCTGGTGCTGTTATAACATCTCCTGATGCTGCAGCATTCCATGCAAAAAAGTTTGATGCATCGGTTACAGTTGCACCAGAACTATGTGATGCTGCTGTAGTTCCTGAAGCTCCTCTTGTTAAACCCGATAATGTACCACTGCTATTACCAGTATATGTTATAAGTTCACTATCTATTAGTACTGTTCCTGATGATGGAAATGATGATGAACTTGCCATTGTTAATGATGTTACACTTGTATTTATAGAAGATGATAATGTAGATGTAAATTGACCAGACTTAAATCCACTCCAAGGTCCAAGTCCATATCCAGTAGATGCAACCTCAACTGCTGGTCCAACCGAATAATAATGTTGTACTCTAATACCACCCGATGTTGTTGCACCAGATCCTGATTCATTTGATCCAACATCTATTGTAAGAGTTGTTGATGTTGGTATAGATTGTACCATAAACTTATTATCATCAAAATTAGAAGATGAAAAATTAGAATTAGTTATAGATGAAAAATTATCTAATAATATAATATCAAATTGATTAATATTATGCGCTGACGAAAAAGTTAAAGTTACAGTAGAAGATCCATTTGTAGTGGTAAAGGCACTCGTTAATGTGGTTGTCGCCTTAATTGGATGTATGTCATAAAATATACCTCCTGAATACACATACAAAATTCTATTTGTGCCTAACGCTGCATATTTAATACCTGAAGTATTAACAAAATGATGTATAGCAGTATTACGACCTGTAATATCAACAGATCCTAATTGTGACCAACCTCCTATTTTTTCAGGTGAGCCATATCTAAAACGAACATTGTCTCCTGCAACCCATTGACTTTCACCACCTGTTGAGGTTACTTGTTTATTGAACCCTGGTTGAAAGTTTACTTTTTGTAACATAATTATCTTGCCGTTGTTGGCACCCCCGAAGACGAAACGAATGGAGATTCTGCAAAAGCCATGTATACAAATGCTGAACCATTTTGATTAGTGTTATCAGCAGTAGTTCTACATTTAAAACCATTTGAAAGAAAATCAATGTCTGCACCATGACCTTCTGCATAATTACCATTTGGATATAGAACATCATTAACTTGGTTAAATCCTGGTCTTTTATTATCTTTAATTACCCAATCTTGAGTAGCAGCTGTATTTTTAAAAATAACCATACTTGGGGAAAATCCTGTATAAATAAATGTTCCATCGGCATTTCCATTTCCTGTGTAGCTTCCAAATTTTGAGTAGCCTTGTACCTCACTAAAAAAATATCCTATATGAGATTTTGTATTTTCATTACCTCTATTTGAAGCACCCAATGTCATAACACTTGAAGTAGGAGAGGTATCATCAAAAACACCTGCGTCATCTAGTTTTGCGTTAGTGTCAAATTGAAAATAATGAGTATTATTTATATCCTCATGATATATGTTCCAATGTCTTGCGTCTTCTGATCTATTTTTTATCATTGCCCATTTAGGAATAGAAGATAATCCATGTTTTATTGTTCCAACATTTCCTGTTCCTGTCCAGGTAGCGATTGAGATACCAGCAGTGTTATTGGCCTGTCCAGCAGTGTCAATAGTTCCTACTCCAGTTGAACTTGCGTCATTGGTAAATGCTGTTTCACATTTCCAACTCCATGCTACAAGGTTTGCGTTATTACCATTAACATCGCTACCAGTTCCTAAAGTAAAACCATCGCTGTCAAAACTTTTTAACTCTGATGAAGTTGTGCCTTCACTATTTGTTAATGACGGATATATATTTTTTGTTACACCTCTAACACTATCAAAAATTCTTCCATGATTTGCGTTTGTACGATCTTTAAACCAGATCATATCAGGTTGCATATTTTCAGAACCATCTAAAGTAATGGCTGTATCATCAGTAGCATTTCCTGTATATGTCTTAACTTGAAAATATAATTCTGGGTTGTCTATAGTTGTATAAGCCATTATCCATACTCCGCTAGGTTTTTTGTGTTAAGAGAATAATACGAACTTGGAACCGCATATTCAAAGTTTCCATAGCCATTACCATCTGTATTGCCAGATGAGATTGCATAAGGTGGAGAGCCGAAGTTAAATTGATTTGTAAATGTTGTAGCGGCGGCTCCTGCTTGTGTTCTTATAAATAATGACATAGCACCTTTAATTATATTTGTACTATTAGTAACATAACCACTTCCAGAAGTTGGGTCGCCACCTGTTTCTGCTGTATTATAATTCCACCAAACACCATTTATACCAAAATAAAATTTTGTATTATCTAAATCTAAAGCATACATAAAAATATCATTACCAGATGGCACTGTATAAAAACTATCAACTTCTGTTGTACTTCCATTTTCTGTAAATCTAATTCTTGAATATCCTGTACAAATACTGCATTCATTTTGTGGTATAGTAGTTCCTGTTCCTACATTTTCTTCAGTTGAACAAATCCCTATACTTGTTCTATCAGAACCACCTGATGTAATTAGTTTTGATTCCCAATACCATTTACCAGAGCTAGGTGCTATTGTATTTGGTATATAGGTTCTTACAAAACTTTGACCACTTACAGTTGCCTCTAAATTACCCTCTGATAAAGTATAACCATTTACAGGATTTGAAACTGCATTCAATGTTGCAAAATTATTTGTGCAAGTATCAATAGATTGGTCTACTGCTGTTAGAGCATTTATTGTTCCAGCGGTATTACCTAACCCAGATGTATCTGTGCCAACTGCACTTGAATTTTTAAACTCATAATAAAAACTATCATTTGAAAAAGTTGCTGTAATTTTTTTTGGTTTCCATATTGTTGGACTATCTTCGTCAAATTCTCCAAATGAAGTTGGGTCTAATTGTAAATCAGAAATAAAACAGGCTTCAGCAAAATAACCTGAGAAATCGTTAGAAAAATCTGTATCAGCACCCAACACATAACTATCACATTGAGTATTTGGAAAAATAGCTTGATTTTGACTAGGATTTGTTTCTGTAGAAAATGATGTTTCTTCAACACCATTTACATATAAACGACATCTATTACTTGCTGTTCCTTGTGTTGTATCTACTGCAAAAACAATATGATACCAAGCAGAAGAATCTCTAAAAACTCTATTTGTAATTAAGCGATAATTAAATCCACTATTATATTGACCAAATTCAATTTCATCATCACTCGTAAAAGCAGTATAATCTCTACCACCACCACTTCCTATTGCGTAAATTTGTTGAAAAACACCTAAATTTGCTATTTTAACCCAAACAGAATAAGTAAATTTTTTACTCCCACTTGCTGAAAAATCTGAACCTGTATTTTCTCTACGAATATAATCTCCACTAGTTTTTTCAAACCTTAATGAGTTAGCTACATTATAGCCCGTATCTTTTATGGAGTTAGTTCCAAGTATTAAAGGCATTACGACTCCAATCTTGGCAGCTCACCTAATGGTCTAGTAACTGAGCCATCCTCTTGTTTTGTGTATGTGTATAAAGTCTCAAGAGCTGGAGTGTTACTTGCATTTGTAATTGATGTTTCCATCTCTGCTGCTTTAGTTCTTACTGCTGCTCTATGAGTTGTAATAGAAGAGGGCACTGCTGT